GACGTAGAGAACGCCAATACTCATATAATGTAGAGATGGCTTCAATAGGTATTAATCTACTTAGTACTGGTAAGTTCTATGGTGTTCTTGGCTTACATTATAATGCTAATACATTAAGCAATCAGTTTAAATTAGTTCCTAATCAATTTGATCGTACCTCACGTAATAATCTATTCTTTTCTGAATATGTTGGCATTGGTTATCGTACTTCTGTCAATATTGAATTTGGTCTTATGTATGCCAATACAAACTATATGGAAGGATATTGGCCTATAACCTCAAAGCATAACGATATGTACTTGCAATTTAAAGTATCGTATGATATTCCTCTTCATAGTAAATGTAATTGCGAACGTAAAAATTATTATTAAATATAGCATAATGGAAAATACATTTTTTGTAATAACTAGAGGTATTAATGAATATGATCAAGATGGTGAATATTTTCATGCTGTATTTATTACAAAACCAACTAGAGAAGAACTGAGGTTATTATTTTATGGTAAAAAACATGCTCGTATTATTGGACCATCTAATGAAGAAAAATTCATTACTCATTTATTAAATGGTGGTGGTAGACAAGAATATGAAAATGAATGGTATTATCTAACTGAAATAAAATCAGGTGAATTATATAAACATTATAGTAAATAAAATTATTACTAAAACTCAAATAAAATGAAAAAAGAAAAAGTATGTGTAGGTGATACTATCGTAGTTGATGTGTGTCAACCGAAGTTCGGCCGCTTTCCGATAGGTCGCCATCAAGGTATGATATGTAAGCTTACCTATCCGGATGGTCTGAAAAGATTAGAATACGGATGTGTGATAACAGCAACAGTACTTGTCATTAAAGATAAGTCGTTATCTGTTCTTGTGGAAGAAGTGACTAAGAGTGCTGCTGCAGCTAATGCTGAATTAAGCGTTTCAATTAGTTCCCTTGCTACTTTATGGGGTAAACAAAACAATCATACCAAGAAAGATAAATCTATCATTAGAACGCTTTAAAATCGATATTATGGACTTAGAAAAAAACATAGAAATAGCTGCAGAAGTATATTCTACTAATGGTTTTGGTAAACCTGATGATTCTATGTCAGATCAAGATGGAATGTTTTTTGATTATTCAAAAGATTCATTTATTGATGGTGCTAAATCACAAGCTGCAAAAGATTATTGGTATAATGAGTTTAAAGCTGAAAAAACGCAAGAACCAAAACCAATGCATAATTTAATGGAAATGTTTAAAACTGCAGAAGGAATACTTATAGTAAAACCACCAAAACATATAGATTTTGATAAACTTGTTGAATTGATAAAAGGTATCAGTAAGAAACCTACATTTGTTCAAGAAGATGAATCTGGTCTTGGTTTACATGGTATGCCTTTTAAAGTTGAGTTTCCAAAAGACTATCCTTGGAATGAACCGGTTATTATGACTGGTTGGAAAGAATACAAAGAGTATATGCGCGATTGTCCTGATCCATCTTTTACTTTTGAAGATTGGAAAAATATGATGACTAAATACAATCAAGTAACACGTAAAATTACTGATGAAATATCAGAAAGTGTTTTTGGTGTAGCTGGACATCCTATTGAAATTGTTCTTTCTGAAAAATGGTATCAACCAAATATATTTGATAAAACAGATTTATATGATGTTGAAGGAAAATCGAAAGGAATTATTATTGGTGTAGGACCAGGCAAATCATGTATGCAAGAATCTCATATACTAAGAGAATATGCTAAAAATGGTGGAGTTATCATTGGTGTTGCTAATATACCTAATATTGGAAAAGGATTAAGAATGGATCCAATTACTTTCAAAGAAATGTCTATTGGTATTACTGAACAAATAAAAGAAGTTCCTATATTTGATTATACTGCTATAAGTAGAGATTATTTAGCAAATACTATTATAGAAGATAAGCCATGGGATACTAAAAAGCAAAAGCGTAACAATTACAAAAAGAAAAGAAGAAAGTAGTTTTATTCAAATAATTTTATACATTTGCAGTCATGATACAATCAATAATTCATCCCATCACCAGCCAGACGTTTGCATTATGCAGCGACACACAACAACACGTGATTACGGTTATTATTAGATTTGTTTCGGATATCAATCAAACTTTAAAGAAAGCCTATTGCAAAGCAACACTTGAACTATCTAGTTCGTATGGTTAGATGCAAACAGGTGTCAGTAAAATAATAGATTGATATAAATTAAACGTCCAGGTACTTTATTGTATCTGGACGTTTTCGTTTCAAATTAAAAACTAATAAAATGCATACAGTAAAAATGTTGTTCGTAAAAGAACCGGTTGCTATTGTACCAACTGTTGAGTTACGTAGATACTCTTACGATACACAAGAAGAACTTAAAGTTGGTGAAGTATATTCTTCTCCATCTTATCCAAAGAACTTCTTACAAGTAGATTCTATTGAGCCAAAAGACGAAAGTGTAGTATTACCATACAAGATCAAAGAACTTGTTATTGGTGAACCGTCGGCGATTGCAGTAAGTAACACAAACTTAGTATATCTCAAAAAAGTAAATTAAGATGAAAAATCTCATTTATAGCATATTGTCGATAATGCTGTTTGTCGGCATGTTCTTAGGTCTTGAATATGATTTCCGGACAAACAACAATCATGTTCTTGGACTATTCTCACCTATTCAATGGATGGCAGTACTATTCCTATTTTGGATAACTATTGTACTTCTGAATATATGCCTTGCTTATGCACTTAAACGTGTACATATAGCTTCAAGCCTATTATTCTATATTGAATCCGATGATGAATGTCAGTTATACGTTATACCTTTCATGCAAGTCATTGTGCTTTTAAATAATTTCTTTTGTTGGCTTGCTATTATTAATGGTCGTATTAATGACGAGGAAAGAATGCAGAAAGAATTTGATGAAGAATTTCAAAAGAATACTATTGGTTCAAAGAATTAGCTCTCTCTTTAATAGCTTTTGTTATTATCATATTACGCCTTATACAACGTTCAAGAAACACTTTGTAGATTATTTTTCTTTCAATTGGAGCTATTCGTATGCACCGGTTGAATTTGTGTGTCTTGTACACTGATAACGTAAGAAAACCTCCACGTTTAATGATATGGGAAATTACTTGACCATAATAGTTTAGTAGTCTTTCTATATCGTTACGCGTGACAGATTTAAAATTTACTGGATCCTGTTCTTTTACTTTGGCCAGGACTCTTTTACTTATCTCTTTATTTGTAAATAGCATAATGTTGTTTATATCAATTTCTACTATTGTAGATTAAATAGCATATCATAATGATTTGCGACAAAGATAACACTTTCATAAAACATAACGTAAATGAAAACAAAATTAGTAAAACCGAATTTAAGCTCTTTTGAGCTAGCTAAATTGAATTTCTATGCTGACTACTTAGGTTACATATTTAAGTTCAACAGAGAGAAGAACAGTGCCCTTTTCGAAACAATAGAAAAGGAAATTGCATACATACAAATGGATGAATACAATCATCTCTTTCTTGTGTGGAAAAATGACGAACGTATAGAATTTATTGATGAAAAGATAAATATCTGTATCAAGCTCCATAAGATTAATATCCTTCCTGAGATATTCTCAACTATTTCATTAATCATTGGTATGCACGTCATGTGTGGTGAAACAGTTTCTAAACAAAAATATAAAAAGCTATGTCTACACACTTTGTAATTACAACTTATGATGAGTTCTTAGAAAAGCTTTATGTCTTATGTCCTATTGGTAATGCTGAGGTAATATACCAAGTTATGCTTACCATATTGAATAAACCACTTCCTACTAAAGAACTACTGACATTTGAATTACTATGCAAGCGATTCAAAGATTATCAGAACTTCATTAAGCCGTTCAATGCCGGTGAGAAACAGTTTATCAAAAAAGACAAAGAAGAGAAAGAACTTGGAGCGTATATTCAATTGGAAATGTACAAGAACGATTATAGCAAACAACACAATGATCCTAATGACTTTTATTTATTTGGAGTATGAAAGAAAATGAAAATAAAGATGTAATTACTCTTAATCCAGTAACTGCATTTAAGACCACAGATGGTCAGTTGTACGAAAATGATATTGATGCATTAGAACATCAAAAAGAATTGAATTTCGAGTCTGATATCATTGAATTTTCAGAAAATTATATTCCTTATGAATCTGACAAAAGTGATTTTGTTAGATATGTAATGGAAAATAAAGATTTATTGAAAGAAATATTTGATAGATTATGAAAAAAGATAAAGCTGTTGATTTATTCAACCAACCTAAAGTAGTAAAACCGAAGAAAGAAAAGAAACCAAAGAAGTCAGCCGACCGGGACCCTAATGTTACTCTCAATGAAGAACAAGAAGAAGCCATTCAGCTATTACGTGCTTTTTTGAAATCTGATACTGACTTTGATTTTACTATTGAAGGTAAAGGAGGAACCGGCAAATCCTTTCTGATTCAAGAGTTATTCAAACGTAAAAAACAGAACTATGATGAATGGTATGTACCAAATACTGTAATTGGTGTATGCGTTACTCACATGGCACGTATCAATCTTATGAAGTCAATACCGAATACTACTACCTATGCTTCTGCAGCTAATCTTACAGTAATGTATGATCCTAATGGGACATTGTATTTTGTAGAGAAGTATGGTGGTAGTCAGTTCTCAGAACTTATGGGATATAAATACATCGTAGTAGATGAATGCTCTATGTTCTCAAAAGGTATGATTGCTATGCTTCGTAAGTGTTGCTCTAAAACAGCTAAGATTATATGGCTTGGTGATTCTAATCAGTTGCCACCAATTGAAGCTGATGGAGATAATGATAGTCCTACTTTTGATTTCAAGAATAAGTATCAACTTACCATTAAAATGCGTCAAAAGAATGAAGATCATATTGCTATTCTCGGTGATAAAATTTGTGAACATATTGCCGGTGACAAAGATATTTCTTTTCTTTCTACTATGACTCAGCAATGGGATGCAGCTAAAGGTAAAGGATATTCAATTACAACCATGGACAAGGCCATAGAAAGCTATGTAAAGAACTTTCAGGCTGGAATGGATATTCGTATCACTGCATACAGAAACAAACGTATAATCGAACACAATAAAGTAATTCGGAATATGCTTTGGGTGGAGAACTCAAATGAAATGTATGTACCCGGCGAACTTATTGTCATGAATGAACAGTATGCACCACACATGAATATTATTGCGTACAATGGCCAATCATTCCGTATTCAAAGTCTGCATGTAGAAATGGTAGAGTTTGTTGAATGCTTTGTCATATCAGTTCCGAAAGTTGGAAGAAAACCAAAATCAAAAGAAACAGTGCAATTGCTTGTTCCTACTGAGAATGGTTATCCTCTTTACAAAAATCATTTGGATAAGCTGAAACGTACTGCAATAAAAACGCATGAGTGGTCCGAACACCAAGCTTTCAAAGGAAAGTTTGCCAATATCTCGTATGGCTATGCTATGAATAACTATAAGATACAAGGTAGTACCATAAAGGGATGCTATGTAGATTTAAGTGATATCATGAGTGTAAAGCCTATCTCAAATAAACGTAAGTTACAAGCCTTTTATGTAGGAGTATCGCGCGCTACTCACTTTTTAGCAATATTTTAATATGATACTAACAACAATTGAGCAAAATAAATATGATATTCTGGTAGATATTCAAAAGAACTTTCCAGCACTTACTTTTCAACATGTCGGTTATGATTATATTGATAAAAGTAAACTCACTGAAGCAGATAAACAAGCCTGGAAAGAAGTTGAAACTTTATTGCGTAAAGCTATCAAAGGATTTGATTGTTTCAAAAACTTCTGTCATACTAAAAAAGGAATATTACAAATCCGATTTGATTATGGTTGGGGCTGGGAACTTGAAAATGGTATTGCTGTACATAGAGGAATATCATTTACCGGTGTTGGTTATTTAGAGTTACAAGAGTTACTTAATGGATTTAATGAAAACAAAGTATGATTATAGCGATATATGATTTTAAAATAAAAGGGTTTCCTGAAATAATTGAAGAAGTAATCTGTAGAAAAAGAACACCAATTCATTTTTCTGAAAAAAGGTTTCCTATGTCAGATATTACTCTTGAATTTATTTACGTAGGGTTTTAATTAATAATATCATGGCAGAATATAGTGATAAAATGTATTACGAAGATCAACTGAAAAAACTCAAAGACACAAAGACTATAAATGTCTGTTTTGTTGATTATCGTGGTGAACGTACCAGTTGGATAATGCTGAATAATGACAGCATAGAAGTATTAATCGAGTTCTTAGAATCTCAAAAAACAAAAACATAAATGATTAAAATTGGACTAAAAGCAAATGCTCAATGGTCTTTTGAAGCAATGAATGGCAATACGCTTGGTGGTGAAACTGATACTTCTAAAAATTTTCGAAGTATTATGCATCTTAGCCCAGAACAGTTCTTTGATTATAAAGAGCTTCTTGACAAACATGGATGTGATAATATAAAATCACTAACCGAGCTTACAGAGAATCAAAAAATTGAGTATAAATGTGACTATATATGTTACATAATTAATAAGTAAAATGAAAAGAACAATAGTTATCATAACCATTGAACACCATACAGAAGGTGAGTTTCAAACAAAGTTTTCTAATGCTGCAGATTTAATATCTCAAGGGTTTAAAAATGCTGAATATTCCAATGATGAAGATGAAGTAACAATGGAGTTTAAACGATCATAAACAGAAGCATAATGGCAAAAATTTGTAAACACGAAACATGTACCATGCCCGTTTTTTCTCACCAATTCTGCAAAAACCATCAGTATTTACGTACTGATGATAAAGCACAGAAAGTAAGAACAGCAATAACTATTTCAATCAATACGAAGAGTAAAGCTGTAAAACCTAAGTTTCGGCAGCCGACTGGTGAACTTTCAATTTTTAAAGAAGTATGGAATGAACGCCCACATGTTTCAGAACTAAGTGGTGATAAACTATATTTCTTTGATATCAATAATTTTCATCATTTGCTTACTAAGAAAACATATAAGAAATTTCGGTTGTACAAACCAAATATCATTCTTCTTACAAAGAGTGAACACTTTCAGATACATAATGTAGCTCAAAGTGTGCTTGTATCACAAGATAGCAGATGGCAGAAAGTATTTGATAAATATCAACAACTAAAAGAGAATTACAACTATGGCCGAGAAACGGAATTACAACAGAAAACCACCATTACCGGCTAATGATTTTGGTAAGCTCCCACCGCAAGATATTGAATTTGAAAAAGCAATTCTTTCAACAGTCATTAATTATCCTGATAATTTGGGTTTTGTGCTTTCTATCATTAAACCTCAATGTCTTTATAAAGTAACGCATCAAAATATACTAGAAACATTAATGGGAATGTCTGAACAAGAGATTCCCATTGATAATACTACTCTTGTGCATGCTTTACGTAAAAATGAAATGATTGATGATGTAGGTGGTCCATATGCAATAATAATACTTGCTGGTGAACCTCATTCACAACAGAACCTGGAATACTATTGCTATGTGATATTTGAAATGTATGTTCGACGTACTATGATTGAACTGTTCTCAAATGAAATCAATAACTTATATAAATACGATATAGATATTAAAGAAATCTATGAACGTGTTTACGAAGAGTTAGAGAAGATATTTGAGAACTTCAATGATAAACAGATTAAGCACATGAAGAACTCGGTTGATAAGGCTATTAATGAAATTCAGAACTACTCTAGTGGTAAAGATATTTCATACCTAAGAACTGGGTTTAAATTGCTTGATGAACATGTATATCTTGCTCCTAAGTTTATCCTTGGTATTGCAGCATCGCGTGGTGCCGGTAAAACCAGATTCCTTATTGAACTTATGCGTTCGATATTTGAAATCAATCCGGAAGATGTAGCTGCTCTATGGTATTCAATGGAAGATAGCGATACAAAGATTATTAGACTGTTCGCTGCAAAGAAAACAGGACTCACTGAGGCACAAATGCAAGGTAAAGGGTACAAACTATCCAATGACGAATTAAAGTCCGTTACAGGAGAGATAAACAAGTTTTCTAAGTATGATATAGATTTTGTAAATGAGCAAGAAACAATGTCAACCATATCGCGAACTTTCAATCGATTCATAAAGAAAAGAGAAAAGAAAGTGTGTTTTCTGATTATTGACAATATCATGCTTATTGATGATTTGTATAACAGCCCAGCCGGTTCCAACCAGATTCAAATTGAAGATAAAGTTGCGGCCAGTATTCGTGCTATCGTAAACAATGCCGATAAGAAAGGACATAAAGCTATTGTGATATTCTTGCACCACATGACAAAAGAAATGGAGAGTAAGAACAATTTCGAAGAAGCATATCGTCCTAAGCTTAGTCATATGAAAGGAACCACTCGTTTTGCAGATGTTGCTAATGGTATTATTCTATTGAATAATCCGGGCATGCATAAAGACCTTATAAAAAAGCATTCTTCTCTTCCGGATATCAACTGTATCAATTCAAATGGTACTTCTATGTTCGTAAAAAGAGAAAAGCTTTTAAAGAATATGCTTATTGCTGAGGTGGCAAAGAATAGAGATGGTGATATGTCTGACGACTCTAAAGCTGTCCAACGATGGATAGTTGATTTCGGTACTATGAAGTTTAATGAATTAAATACTCAAAAATAATGGGAAAATATAAAGTTGAAATAGCATATACATTTTTGTGTGAATTTGAAATTGAGGCTGATACTAAAATTGAAGCTAAAGAATTTGGATTAAAACATTGTGGTGCTGTTCGTCCAGATTATCAATCTACAATTACAAGTGAATGGTGTGGTAATAATCATCCAAATACTGAAGTTGTAAAATCAATAAAAAAGATATAATGAGTAAGATTGATGGTAATGTACCAAAACGTTTTCCTAACACTAAAAAGGATTACGTAAAGTATCTGAATGAGCTTGGTGAATCTCTTGGTGATGATGAATTTATCATTGCTGGCATAATGCGTAAAAGAAGAGATAACTATGGACAACTAATTAAAGACAATGATCCGACAGCTTTCAATCTTAGTTACAATGAATGGAAATTAAATCAAAAATAAATGGAAAAAATAATTTATTTGAAAAATGGTGAACGTGCAATACTTCATCAAGAATTGGCAATTAATGAATTTGTTGTCGAAAAACTTTATCTATATAATGATCGTCATGATGAAGATGGTAGTGGGGAACCGTACGAAGAACCATCAGGAATGAAAATTATTGTAGATAAGATATTTGATACAGCACCAATTCAATCTATTGATAAGTTGTATGCTGATAAGTATAAAGCTTTTGAAAAATTGAGTGTATCTGTAAGAACACTTACATCCGAGTTGCAAACTTTACGAAATGATGTTTATAAAGAAAAAGTTATTCAAACTAACTTATCTAAGTTGATTTTTAATAAATCACAATTAAAAACAGCTAAAACAATTCATTATTTTATTGATGATAAAATCATGCCTGAACTTATGACTGATTATGCCAAACAAAGCATGAAAATGACATTAGAAGTATCTGTGTATTCTGATTCAATACGTGCATGGAGTTATAGACTTTATGTAAATGATAATTCATGGGGTTCATCAGATAAAGTTGATGATACGTATGGTTTTTTATTTGATCTTACAGATGAAGAATTAGATAAGGCAATTATTGAACGTGTAAAGACAAAGCAAGCAAAAGATTTTTATGCTGGTTATTTATCTCAAATTGATAATAAATATCTTACTGATGAACTTATTCAAATTAAAGATAAATTCAAATCAGACCAAGTAGAAAAACAAATTGCTGAATGTCGAAAAACTATTGAATTAAAAACAACTGAATTAAATCTTTTATTAGATAAATAAAGAAATGGAAAACGCGTATAAAATTGTAGTAAGCAAAGTGTATTACATTACTCACGAAGAAGCACGTCAACGCAAAAACAATAGCGAAACAGAACGTGAATGTGCAAAACGTCTTGCTCTACGTAATATGGAAGAAGATGGCCGTAATGGGTTCCTAGAACCTTATGAAGATAACTTTAAAGTAGAACTAACATAATAACACAAAGTATGAAAACTTTCGATTTCAAATCAAACAATGTTCAAGAAATGGAACTTGATGTTCTAAAACAAACTTACCATGAAAAAAACTTCGATGGTAAACCCTCTTTCAATGGTATCTATCACTATGAGCTTATTGAACGTATTGGTGCTATAATAGCAAAAAACAATATGGATTTCAATATTGAATCAATCTTTGCCGCTAACAATAAAAAGGCCGGTCGTGATGGTGTATCAGTATCAAAAGAATTAGAAGCTCAGTATGGAGATAATTCTATTCAAGCGCATGTTCTTCGTCGCGTATTTACTACGATCCGAATTAATGATTTGGAAGATGATGAAACGAACACCGGTCTTGTCGTTGCATTCCACCAAGATGGCATTCAAATAGCTATTGGTCCTAACGTAAAGATTTGTCATAACCAATGTATTTTGGCAGCCGACAGAATGATTTCTACCTATGGTGGAGATGGTAAGATTAAAGACCTGGATAAAGTATTTCAAATCATTGATGATTGGATGCAGAACTTCACTGAGCAACGTTCACATGACCAAAAGATAATATCACGTATGAAAGCTATTGAAGTTACGTACAATAATACTATGGCGCTTATTGGCCGGTTGAATACCATACGTGTTGTAAAGGATTCTTCTGAAAAGTCATTGAAGAAACTTGAAGCAAATGTGGGTAGAAACTACCCTCTCAATCAAACACAGATTTCTACATTTGTTGAGAACTATCTATTGGAATGTATCAAGCGTGATTCTACCAATATGAGTTTGTGGGATATCTACAATATCTCTACTGAATTGTATAAGCCAGGTCAAACTGACTTTAGCAATATAATTGGGCAAAACATCGCCTGGAGTGAGTTTTTATCAAAAGAATACAATTTGTAGCATGAAAGACGTAAATATTGAAAATGCTTTTATAGTATTGAAAGGTGATCATATGTCAAATGACATTGAGCTTGGTACTATTTTTCTTGAATGCAAATGTGATCGATACAAATTGAATGTTCTTTCTTATGAACGTAAATTCAAAGATGGAAATACTATTTTTGAATTAGATGTTGAAAATCCAAATGATTTTGTAGCTGATGTATTTAGAAACAATGAAGTATCAGTTAGTTATTGGACTAAGAATGCAACCGGCCCATTTATTATCGGTATGATGCCAGTTATTTTATTTGATGGAACTATTCATTATCTTCCATTCAATCAATTTGCAGAAGAGAAGCTATATATGGCTCCCGGCAATCATTTATGGATGGCATTGACAATAGTAAAATACAAAAGCTGTACTGCTACTTTTGGTGAAGGACCTGGTTGGGCGACTATCTACAGTATCGATAGCTATCAAGAAGGACAAGGACATGCTCAGGAGCTACTTATTCAAGCAAAAGCATATTACTCCTTACTTGAGAAAGAAATGGCTTCTACAGTAGCTTTAAACTCTACTATGGAACATATCTTGGAAAAACTTTCTATTAAAGAGTACAAATAATTAGCGAATTGTTTGGTAAACTTATAGAATTGTCTTTTCTTTGTATCGTTATTAATGGTAGATACAAGGACATATAAAAGAAATTAAGGCTATTCTCGGCTATGCTGAAAGCCTTTGAAACCTCTGACATCGTATCTACCAGGATTTGTCAGGGGTTTCTCTTTTATAGTCTATCGGTGTATAATGTACGTTTGGCTATAATCGTAAATCTTCTAAAAGGAAATGGTGTGCGATAAGAAGAATGGAGCCAGATTAATCCATGTACCAGTGATACAACACTGAAAGTAATCAAAGTAGAGCATTTGTATTATTACTCTGCCCTGAAAGCGAACGACCGACTGCCGGACTGCCTACGCTTAGAAAGGATAACCCTTTCACAACATTTTAATATGGTTGTGGGTAAGGGGTACTTATATCCTTTCTTCTCACTCCCTCCTTTAAAACTGTCTAATTATATACTTATTTAATATATAATATATCTATAAGTATAAGTTTATAATAATATATAATAGTATACGTTGAAAACTTTTTATTTCTTTACTGATGGTGCATCAGAACCTACAAATCCAGGGCCTTCCGCTAGTGCTTTTTGTGAACTCTCCGATTATCACGATAACCGTGAATTATATTCTGAATCTATTTTTCTTGGATATGCTACAAATAATATTGCTGAATTAAAAGCAATAGATATTTTATTTGATTATATCATTCTCAATTCTAATAAATATCTTTCTTTAGAAAATATCATTTATGTTTATGCTGACAGTCAATATGCACTTGATTGTATTCGTAAATGGTATCCTGAATGGGTAAGAAAGAATAAATTGAAAGATAAAAAGAATTTAGAACTAATTAAAAGCATATACATAAAATATATTCAGATAACTGCATTATCAAACATAAAACTTGATTGGGTAAAAGCTCATAATGGTCATTGGGGTAATGAAAGAGCTGATGAGTTATGCGTAAAACAGTGTTTAGACAATGCAGGAAAGATTATTGTATCTAAAACTATGCAATCACCTACTGAACAATTTAATGCTCTTATACGTGAATCAAATATGCTTAATCAATCTATCAATAATAATATAAAGACATTAAAATCTTTGTATGAAGAAATTGTTGGTGTAAATATAGATGAATACTTAATTCTATCAATGATAAAAGAAAAGAATATATTATGAATGAAATTTCTAAAATTTATTTATCAAAAATTATTGCTTCCAATTTAAATCCTAGGAAAGTAATAGATCAAAACTCTATAATTGAGTTAGCACAAAGTATTAAATCAGTAGGATTATTGCAACCTATTACTGTACGACTTCTTACAGAAGATAATCATTATGAAATTATAATGGGATATCGTCGATTTTGTGCATGTAAATATCTTGAAATGGAAACAATGCCATGTATCATTGTAGAAATGAATGATGAAGAAGCACTGGATGCAATGATCATTGAGAACTTACAACGCCAGAATATCGAACCTATGGATGAAGCGCGGGCATTTGCTGACCTAAATAACAAAGGTTGGACATTTGCTGATATTGCTGTAAAAGTTGGTAAGCCGGTTCAATTTGTAATGCATAGAATACGTTTACTTGAGCTTATTGCTGAGTTTGTAAAAATGTTTGATGAAAATGAATTATCTATTTCTCATGCTTATGAATTATGTAAGCTTGACAAAGATGTTCAGTTAGATATTTTCAAAACTCGTTACAGTGAAACAGCTGGTGATTACTATCGGTGGAATGACCTTAATCTAAAAGATTTGAAATCGAAAATACAAAATCTTGCAAAGAACTTAGACAATGCTTCTTTTAGCTTAGCTGAGTGTATTACTTGTCAGTTTTGTACTTCTAGTCATGGTTCTTTATTCCCGGACTACAAAATCAATTCTTGTACTAATGGCTTCTGTTATGATGAAAAAAGCTTTGAACATGGTATGAACAATATCATTCTTGCACATGAAGAAGATACTACTATTATGATTCGTTCATTAGGTACAAGTAATCGAGTTCTTGATAAGCTGAAAGAATTGAATATACCAGTTGTAGTGTTCAGTACCGATGAATACGATTTTGAGCATGATAATAGCGATGATCTATCCTTTCATGATAAAATGGTCAAGAAAGGATTTGAACTCGTGTATGGGCTTGATATATGGTCTGGTGGTGATAAGATATTCTATGTAAAAGCAAAGATTACCAAAAAAGATATCGCTGCTGCAGGAACAGTTCATCCGGAACTTGTAAAGCTTGACAAAGACCTTGTTCGTAAAGAGGAAATCAAAGAGGAAAAGATTAATGCTGATCTTAGAAGTCTTATTTCCAGTAGTGATTATCGTGAGATAAGTACACCACTTCTTCCTATCGAAGAAACTGCTTTTATGGCTGTAGTATTCTATATGGCTTCCAATAGTAAATTAAAAGAGATAAGAGCAAAATTCAAGAAAGATTTGTCTTACATGGAAAACATACAAAACATGTTGCCCGAGGATATTATTACATTGAAACGGTGCTTTATAAAACAATGTATTGTTGGAACAGAAGTAACTCATGATGCCGATGTTCAGAATATCCTTTCATCTATTTCGAATGTATTCTATTCAGATAAGTTTGGGGAGATTGTCAAAGAACATACGGCCACATGTAACAAACGTAAAGATCGTATTGCTATTCGTAAACAAGTTATTCTTGATGAAATTAATCCGGTAAAGAAAGAAGTTGTTGAGAAAGAAAAGAAAGTACCTACAAAAGAAAAAGAAGTGCCGGTTGTAGTAGAAGAAAATGAATATGTCAAATTTGGTAACATAGGAGAATAATGTCAAAACAAAGAATTTTATCAGAATGTACAGTAGTACAAAATCGCGTATATCTACCGGAAGAACAAATCGACCGTAAGCTTTATATGGAAGTTGCAAAAGCTTTAGAACTTATCGGTGGTAAATGGACTGGTGGTAAAGTAAAGGCTTTTGTATTTGCTGAGGATCCAACAGATTTATTGGCAGAGATAGCCAGTGGTGAAAAACGGAACCTAAAGAAAGAACATCAATTCTTTGGTACTCCACCGGAACTTGCTGACAGACTTGTAGAGCTTGCTCAATTAAACAACTATGACCGTGTTCTAGAGCCTAGTGCCGGACAAGGTGCTATCGTTGAAGCAATGCAACGCAAATGGCATAATATCGTGCCTACATGTGTTGAGAATATGGGACTCAATTCTATTATTCTTACAAAGAAACAGATTACTCATTTCTTTCAAGACTTTCTTACTTCAGAATGTAATAGACCATTTGATAAGGTAATCGCTAATCCACCATTCACAAAGAATCAGGATATTGATCATATCTATAAAATGGTTGAAGTCTGTAAGCCCGGTGGAATAGTAGTATCATGTGTTTCTAATCATTGGAGAGAATCAAATAATAAGAAAGAAACTGAGTTCAGAGCTTTTCTTGATGGTATGGGTGCTGTTATTGAAGAAATACCAGCTGGTACCTTTAAAGAAAGTGGAACTATGATTGCAGCATGTATCGCAATCATTCATGTATGACAAACGATAGTACCTTGAATAATGACCTATTTGCTATGTTTCAAGAGCAAGATGCCCTTGAATTTAGTAGATGGGTCAATTCAGTAGAGAAGCATGTAAGTAAGATTAAAACGAAGCTATGCAAGTCATGCAACAAAAACAAATTAGAAGTAGTAAACATGCATAAAGCAGAATGTACAAATTGTCAAACATTAAACTCATTTTAAAATGTCAGAAGAGAAATTTGATTTATGGTGTATGGTTGAATTATTCGGCCATAATAAGATTGCTGGTAAATGTACTGAGCAAAATATAGCAGGAACTAATATGCTTCGTGTAGATGTTCCAGAAACAACAAAACAACCGGCCTTTACTAAGTTCTATAATGGAACAGCTATTTATGCAATTAATCCAATTACTGAAGAAGTAGCTACTGATTTAGCAAATAGATTTGAAAGCACACCAGTATCAGTTTATGAAGTAAAAAATATGATTAAACGTAATATATTAGAATTAGAAGAAAAAGAACCTTTACCATGGGAGGATGAAAAATGAACAAAGAAAATATTAAACGTGCAAATGAACTTGAAAAAGAAATAAAAGACCTTGAAGTATTAATTCCATACATTGATGCTTGTTTAAACAAATCAGAAGATGGATTTAATGGAATACAAATTGTTCTTTCATCATCTGGTTATGAAAAAAGCATATACAAAAATTCGTTCCTCAATTAATGCCGGTAATTGCTATAATAGCAAAAGATGAAATCAGAAAACAAATCACAGAAAAAGAAGCTGAAATTGCAACACTTTAAATAACACAACATGTCACAAGAAATTAAAATTCATATCAAAAATTACAAACTTCTCAAAGAGGGAGAATGGGATTTATCAAATGGTACTATCTTCTTCGCACAAGGCGGAAACAAAAAAGGTAAAACTTCTTTCTTGAATCTTATCCAAGCACTCATGGAAGTAAAAGATACTACTGTCAATCCAGTAACCTTTGGTGAGAAAGAAGGATTTGCTACCGGTACAATACCTGGCGCTGATGGTTTACAATACCAATTCCGTTATGACTTCAATATTGATGGAAAGAACAAATTTCAGTTCATTGCTCCAGACAATAAAGTTGTCAAAGGAATTACTGAAATGCGCGCTATCTTCAACTATACTCACTTCACATTGGAAGAGTTCTTTGAATGGAGTAAAACAGAACCGGGCCGTGCTAAACAACGTGCTATCTTCATGAACTTACTTTCTGAGAAAGACCGTGAAGAGATTTTGAAAATTGATGCTCAGGTTCATCCAACCAAAGGTACAATGATTGACTCGCGCAAAGTATTGAATGCATCTGTTGACTTCTTGAAAAAGAGTATTGACAATATCGTATTCAATCCGGAACAACAAAAGCTTATTACTGATGCGCCGGCGATTCAAACTTTGTTTACTGAACTTACTGCTCGTAAAGAATTAATTGATGAAACAATCAAAGGATTCGATACTTATCAAGTGAAGTTGGATGCAGAAAATGCAAAACTGGATCCATTAAAAAAATCGCATGATAAACAAGTGGAAAGTCTTACTAATTCTATTCGTTTTGCCAAAGAGGAAATTGAACGCCTTACCAAAGAGTTGGCAGCTGATGAAAAGAAATTGGAAACTGAGAATGCTGAGTACGAAACTTCTGAAAAAGCAATCACTGCAGCAATCACTGAATTGAATACTAAGTTCGATGTAAAAGTACTTGAAGCTGCAAAATTGGAATTAGATGGTGATGGTACTGAAAAGAATATCGGTCTTGCTAAACGATTAGAGATTGGCCAAACAAAAATCAATCAGTATAATCAATTGGATGTATTGGTAAAACAAAAAGCAAAGAATGAAGAAGATTATAAGAAGAAGGAAAGTGAAGTTAGTGAGTTGGACGAGAAGATTACGACTCTCCGCACCAAGAAGAAGGAAATCATCAAAAACAGCCAGAACATGCCGGTTGGTTGGTCGATTGATGATGATTATGTTACTATCGATAATATTCCTTTTCTGGAAACTGATATTTGTAAGTCGGAAGCGACTGCTGCGATTGCTCAATTGATGATGCGCGTCAATAAGGCTCCATTGATGCTTATGGGCGATGCTGAGGCCTTGGGATATGAAGTACTCAATAAGCTTGAGGAAACAGCTAAAAGTCTTGGTAAGGTAATGCTATTCGCTGAACATGTTCGTTCTGCTGATGAAATGCAATTGGTTTGCTACGATGAAGTTGATCATGAAGTAAAGAAAGAAGAGAAAGAATTGTTTTAATAACTAAAACCTAGTGCGGTATAGGTAAGCCAATAATAATTATGGATTTTAATCATGCAATTAAAACTTATCCAATGATTCAAAGAATTGGATGGAATGGTAAAGGACTATTTGTATTTCAACAAGTACCTTCTGAGATACCAATAGCTGTTGTTCCGAAAATGCAATCATTACCTGAAGCAGTAAAATGTGAATTTACTCGTCGCTATGATTTAGCTAGTGATAATGGGAATAAAATGATGCAAAATAATAGCCCATTTTTGACTATTCGTTACAACTATCAATTAGCAATAGTTGATAAAGAAAACAACATCAATGGATGGGCGCCTTCTGTTTCTGATGCATTGGCCGAAGATTGGATTGAATATATACCGGAGGTTTAAAATGGGAAAAGTATCAACAATTGATACCAAACGCAATCTTTGTGGTAGTTACAAAAGCAGCTACCCTGATTGCACTGGTCAGCCGGAGTTTGGAGATAATGTCGGAAATGATAATGTTATCCGATGTAATAAGTATACAAAGAAAAAAACGAATGTCATTCGCGTAGCAGTAGGTGAAGAGTATTTTGTTTATGTTCTGAAAGATCAAAATGTTTCTATGAATGATTTCATTTCAAGAAAACGTGTAGAAACAAACAACACTACAGATAATCTGTATTATGAAGTTGGAAACTATTTTCTAACAGAGGGAGATTGTAATGAAGAGATTGAACGAGTAACAAAATTGAAGAAAAATGGCACAAGGTAAATTAATCAGTTTCGTACCACTGATGAAAAATGGCGTACAAGATACATATAGTGGAAGTAATGGTATGCTTTATAAGTTTACTG